AGCTACGATCGCGTATAACCGTAGGTTTATCTCTGCTTATTGGATATAGCATCTCTGTTATATACCGCACCCCGTCTGAAAAGTGCTCATTGTTCTTAGACTTATCGATCATAGCGTTGTCCATACCTGTAGTACCACCTGGTTTCCAGGCAGTCTGCTCCATAGAAGCTATAGTACGGGTACACTTATCCTTATTAAAGAACATACGGCAGTTACCTGCAGCGTCCTGTAGCATAGAGTTAACACAGTTAACGCTGTCTATAATACGAGGCTGCTTATTACGTGCTCTTATCTTAAAGTCTGCCTTCCGTAATAGGCTAAAGTCTGTAGTACCTGTAGCAGCTGAACTCTTACGAGCATTACCACTAGCATCAGGGTACACTATAACGTTCCTATTAGGATAGGCCTTTTTAATCTTTCTTATTAGCTGAGTTGTATCAGCGGATCCATAAAATTCATTTAAACAATGTAATTGATCACCTCTATGACCCCAAACTGAGGCAGCCATAATCTTAACGTTAAAGTCAATCGATATATGAATATCTTCATGAGAATCGAACGGTAATAGGTTATCAGATACATTTATTTCTCTATTAAAATTATAAAACACAGAATCACCACTTGTGTTAAATGTAGCAGCGTATTCTTGGTTAAAAGTCATTAAATCAAGCGTTGATCTTGCTAATTCAATTTCTTCAGCCATATCTGGTCTTACATTAGCAGCGGTAAACTGCCATGATTTCCATAGCTCATTAGGCTCTTGGCCTTTACAAAATAAGTTATAAAAATCATTACTTACACCTTTTGGCGTACTAATTATTAATACAGAAGCCTTTCTTATAGGATCTGATGTCATAGGTAATACTACCTCAGTAAAAGCATGTTGTTTAATAAATGCAAATTCATCTAATATAATAAAGCTCGGAGAAGGCGAAATACCTCTCAAAGCATCAGGTCTATCAAACCCTTTTAATGATATTTTAGATCCATTAACAAATCTTAATTCTAAGTCAATTTCTCTAGGCAATCCTGAAAGGTGTTCACTAGCAACAAGCGATTTTAATGTAGTCCACATAGATTCTCTAATCATAGAGACTGTGGGGCCAATTAAAATAGCTCGTCTTTTGGGCTTTTGTAAACAATGATGGTAAGCTGCAACACAGGCTAAATATGATTTTCCTGTTCGTCTACCAGCAGCTACAATTTTAAATCGTGCTGGATGGTCAAATACTTCCTGTTGAAAAGGAAATAAGCTTACTTCATAATTCTTATTCATTGTTTACCTTTATTATAATAATTTATTTTAAATATTTCATGTAAATATCGGCGAACAAATTGTTATGTTTCCAATGTTTAGTGTTTCAATTAATACCTCTAATTCGATTAGATAATCTTTTAGATCTATCACCAACTTGGTCAGCCCATCTACTATCTAACATTTCTATAGATGCTTCATGCCAATTTTCATCATTCATAGCAGCTATAAACTTTTTAAATTTTGCTAATCTAGGAGCACCCATATTAAAACACATATTCACAATTACTTGTTGTGCTTCTCTAGGCATACTTTCTAAATTAGGAAATAGCTTTTCAGATTCAGATATAAATATTTTCACATCTTCATCAAATATACTATTAACTCTTTCTTCAGAAACAGGTGTACCAACGGCAGCACCATATTCTTCATCACTAGCTTTAACTAAATGACCGATTCCAAATGTCTTATAACCAAGGTGATCGTCATACACTTCGTATTTCACACCTTCATCAATTTTCAATTGTTCTCTTAATTTATTAATGTCCATTATTTATCCTTACATTGACATTGCTTTATGCCGAATAGTTTAGCTATAATTCTTTTAAATGTTTTCATATTATTTCCACATAGTTAATCCTTTATTTACCCATACAACCAAACCACTGTCCACTTCCATTATTCATAGAGTGTACATTTAGTTCATTCGTATAAGTTGTTAATTGTATTCTTAGTAGATCACAAAGTTCATAAAAATTAACTTTAGTGATTAATGTCATACCTTCTAGCATCTGTTGTGTAACAGGAACTAAATTGTATAATCCATCATTTAATATTATTATATTCATCATTTTCAAATACTATTTTAAACTTAGGCAAATCATTTTTTACATAACTTGCCCTTATTCTGATATTTAACATATCGTTTAAATATAAAGGTCGATCTCTCTTTGGAAGACTAATTCCTTGAAATATTGTTGCAACGTTCACTTTCTCAAGGGAATCCATCATGGATAATTGTAGTAACAACTCAAAAAGTTTTGCAGTACTTTTACTTTTAGAAGTAAAAATAATTTCTTTATGATCAACCAACTTACCTTTAGCAGTATTACTGCCAAAATAAGCTTTCAAAGCTTCTCCAGTTTTACCTGTGAATCCGATATACCTCGTACCGTCTGTATAGAAAGTGACATATACATTATAAACTTTCTCAGTTCGTTTCGGCAGATTCTTTTCCATCATCATCCTCGCTTGAAATTTGTTCAACCACGTTAGCCTGTTTAATCTCAGGAATTACTTTGCTTACTATTGTAAGTAGGGGCACGTTTGCCATACCTGAATTGTGTAAACTAACGGGTTGTTTTGAATAACCGTACTCTAGGAGTTTCTCGGCTATTCGAACTCTTAAATTTTGTGACCTAGTGTCTGTTTGACCTTCTAGGGATTTTAACTCATTATTTAAAATATCAATAGGATCTATTTTTAATCTCTTCATTTTAGACACTGAACTCTCAGGCTCTGTTGACGGATCCTTAGGCGGTGGCTTTCTTCCAGCACCAGGTCTATAACCTCCAGATGGCATAATGATCTCCTATTGTTAATTTAAATACCACATATCTCGCACTGTGGTCTGATGGCGGGCCAGGCCGAAATAGGCGATAATAGCATAACAGATTACCGCCCATTTCATGATTATTAGATGTTTCGTTCTCTCATTCTCTTATTCTTTCTAGAGTTAATGATATTAGCTTTACGAACTCTAACCTTCTTATCAGAAGGCTTTTCGTAATACATTTTCTCTCTAAGATCCTTAACAACACCTAGTTTAGACATTCTAGTCTTCATCTTCTTAATCGCATGCTCAACATTATTATCTTTAAGATGTATTGTAAAATTAACTGTCATACACTCCTTAAAATAAAAACATTATTTGAAACGATAATAAGAATAGAAAACCTAACATAAAACCCACAAGTCCTTCTCTATATAAAAGACTCCAGAATCTTACCTTCTCTTCTAACCGCTGGCATTTAACCAGCAAGTCATAGATCTTATTCTTCCATTTAACACTTAACATATTTACTCCTATAGGTTTACGCAAAAGCAAATTCAGATCTTAAGATTTCTGAACTATCTAATTGCCCTTGCTTTATTTTAGGTACTAGATTACCAGTCTCATTCAACACATGCTGAAGCGGATCAGAGTCAATTATTAACTTAAATTTCTCTCTAATCACTTTTTGCATTTCCTTAACGTCACAAGCATGGGCCCCATAAGAATCATGAGCAGTTACAATGTCAAAATCACATTCATCAATAATTATCATCAAATGAAGCGAATCCAGGTTATGTATTGTATTTGGACTGATAGCGGCTTTTGCTTTAGCAACATTGATTAAAGGTAGATCTGAATTAATTTGAAACTTAACATCATTAATCCAACTATACTTTTTATCATCACCCTGCACATACAAACCATCTGTTAACCTAACTCTTACAGATTTATGCTTAATGTAGTTTTGAGTAAATGGAAAATTACTGATTAAAGTATTATGAGAGTATTGCTTACCTGTCTTAGTCATATAAGCCTCACAATTATCTTTAAACATTTTCATAACATTACTCACTTCAGGGAACTCACTTTCAATAGTGTTAAACACCGTAGCACCAAGTAATCTTGCAGCACTATGTTGTTTATTACTAAGATACACATTATCAATATCTTTAGTATCCTCTATTATTTGAGCACCCATTCCTTGCTTACTCGCAGAATAACCGTAAGTCATTACATTACGTTTAACAATCTTACGCCATTCCTTAATTGTGAACTTAGCTTTTGCCCAATAAATAACATCGGTCAATTTAAGTTCTTCCTTAAACCTACGTTGATACCATCTAATGACCTTTTTCTTATACTCAACTTTAGGGTCATTATTTAACTCAGCCATTCTAAATCTATTTCTTAAACGTTCTATTGTTTTGAAATATAGATCATAGTATTGCATTGCTAATTCAGTAGCATCAGACGCATCATCTATTAACTTATCCTTAACTCTCTCAGCTACGTAAGTGTACATGTCTCCAGGCTTCGAGTCTTTACTGGGTTTAAGATTAACAAGATGACCGTTCTTATCATCTTTAGCTAAACTCATTAACCACTGTAAACCATTATTAGATCCATCTCTGTAACAAATAGTATGACTAACAAAATCTTCAGTCTTACCACCTGTAACAAAATGTTCATCTAACTCAGCTAACTCAATAACTGATGACAAGAATTGAAACGGCTCTTCAGCCGCCATCCAACCACGATTAGCTTGTGGAGATTTACCCATGCTAACAAATTCATAGTATTTATTTTCTACAAATTTAACTTTAGCTTCATGAGTTAACTTATCTTCACCAAACATATTTGCTATATGATGATACAGTTCATTCAAACCATTATCACCTAAAGGTTTACCCTCAGCAAATGTTAACATACCTTTTGCATTATCAGAATTGATCTCATTCAAATAAGCAGATAGTGGGTAAAATCTGCCACGACTGTCGCAAGCATAATTTTGATAAAATACTTTACCAACATATGGCTCAGTAGCATTCAACACTTGATAAGCTTCATCTTCTTTAGCAGATTTACGTTCCTTAGTAATTGTATCTACACTGTTATGTTCAAAACATTCCTGGTTATTCTCTAAAGCCCATTTATATGTTTCAAAAATCTTAGGCTTAACAGTGTAACCAATTGCTTGCTTCTTATTAACTGCATTAAGAACGATTGGTGTATTACTTGGATTGATCTTAGCTAACGTATCAACACTAGCACCTTTAATAAGTTTTAGTGTTTCACCGTTCCTAATTTTAACCGTTCCATATTCCCAATCAGTAGCTTTCTCAAGCATTGGCTTATACGGATCAGCAACCTCACCAAACTCCTTAACAAGCTTTCTAAGATCACCACGTTTGTAACCAGCGTAAACTTTATAAACAGTTTTAGCTTTATTAGATTGTCTATACTCCCTAACAAGTTTCATTAAAACTAACTCAGGCAATCCATAACCACATAAAATGAATACACCTAATCTTAATGACTCAAACTCTTTAGAAGGAAGGTTATAATAATTTCTAACCCTCTCACCAATAGCTATTGCTAAAGGTGCAAGATATTGACCTTCACTTGTACCAGTTGCAATCATGCTATGAGATAATTGAATCATAATATCATAATCAATATTATGGTTATTAATCATTCTAACAACTTCAGGCTTAAAGTTATTATCACTTTTAGTATTTAACCTGTCGTAAAGTTCAACTAACTGTGCTCTTATCCTTATCCCTACGGGCCCTAGTGTTTCTAATTTCTTTAGTTCTGTTTGTAACATCTATTCTCCTCTTAAGTTTGTTAATTTTATCTTCAGTACTAATTATTATATCCTCATATTGAACTAACAACTTATCAATTAACTTACGTTCTTTTTGAACTTTAAGTTTAGCCTTGATATATTGTTTACTTTTATCCTCAAGTAATTTTAGTCTTGCAGAAAATGTATTATCTACCACAAGAACTAATTTACTTTTTACTTTCTTTATACTCATTAATTACCTCTAATTTCTCGATCTTAGATGTAAGCATATCCATGTCTTGTGCTATCTCATCGAATCCTTTTGACACAATCATGCCGTTTACATTATCTTGAGTTATATTTCTTTTTAACCTAAGTGCTAATGTAAGATATTGTAAAACATTAACGTAAGTCGCAATGCAAATTAAAACGAATATCCATAATGGAACTTCAATCATATTATTCTCCTTTAAAGTATTTTTGTTTATGTATTAATAATTTAGTCTCTTCTTCTAATTCCTTAGCTTGCTTATCTTGATCTTTAAGACTCACCTTCTCTAAAGGCTCTAGGTTTTTACTAAGAGCCTCCAGGTCTTTATAGTATTTATCAGATTTTATCATCCTCTTAACCCCAATTGATTTATATTAGTGTTATTTTTATTAAGCATTTTTATTATACTTAAAGCAGGATTGAACTTATAATTGCCAACTGGAATACAGCTAGCAACTACAAGCATGATCAAACTAATTAATATCAGTTTACCAATATACATAGTTAGCCAATCCATTCCCTAATATAACAGTTGTGATAGCAAGTAATGTCAATTTAAAATTATCTGACATAAAACACTTCCTGTTTAATATTAGTAGTATCGTCATCAAACTGATCACCAATCAAAGAAGTCAACTCAGTAAATTCACTGATAGGTCTATCTTTATGATCCGCTTTCAAACCTGCTTGAACATGATCTATTCTCTTATCTAACTTCTTACGTGAAATCTTTTTAACTTCACGTTTTTCTTTTTCACTATCTGGCACAAGTAACCTTGGTTCTTCACTGCCATTTGTCATTTTCCATTCTCTAAACATATCATTCTCCTATTAGTTATTATTAATTATTAAGTATTGTCTTATTTCTTAACGGCTTCTCTCCAACAGTATGACAAGAATCTATTATAAACGTTGGCTCTTGCCCACTATATTGCATCAATCCCAAAGTGTGTGTACCAACTTCATGATAATTACTTTCTTGAGATCCTTGACTTACACAAGGTGAATTATGCATCCAACCAGTGTTAGCTACTATAGCACTATTATTAAAAACATTTTTATAATTGGCTCTAACATATTTTACCATGTGCTTAGTAACGTTATTTCTATTTAGACCTATAACATCTTCACAATCTAAATATTCATCTGCTGATATTTTCATTATCTTATTATTATTATCAATAAGACACATAGTCATTTCAGCATTCATGAATTTATTTATAGTAGCATGATTATTTTTTACGACTGATTTCTTAGCAGCAGAAGTATAACCGTTATAGGCCACAGTCCCTACTGCAGCCAGTATTCCGATTATAGCAACCACAACTAAAAGTTCAATTAACGTAAAACCTTTATTGTTTTGCTTTTTCATATTTCCCTTATTTAGTTGGATATACATCCGTTAGTTTTTTGTAAGGCATGATATAATCTTTCCAATCAACACCAGATTCCTTACAAGCTTTCTTAACTCTTCTAGCACATTCAGGCCCTAGGTCAAAACATTCCATAAACCCAGGACTTGTCTTAGCTATTTCATAATGAGATCTCTTAACTAAAATCTCACAGTTATAATCACAAATGATCTGAAAGGAATTCTCTCTATTCTTAATTCCTTTAGCACATTGAACACACTGTCCAAAGTATACCTTTTGAGTATAACGATCTTCATTTGCTTCATACATTTTATTACTTAAAGTCTTAAGTTTGCTGATATCAATTGAATGATATTCAGCACCCTCATGATTTTTACAAGTACTTACTGTAATCATATTACCTCCCAGTTATATTCGTTTAAAACCAACATTGGCAACTTCATACTCTACTTCCATAAAGCCGTTACCACCAGGCTTAGCATAACAAACCTGCATGATATCACCTACTGAAGTTGATCGAGTCTCTACACCAGGACACATAGTAAACCTACCAGCATCATCTGAACATATCGAATCTTTTGCATTCTCAACCCAAGTAAGTTCATCTAGGTTTTGAGTTAAATGAAATAACCTCTCACAAATAGTATCTGGATCCGTAAAAGGTGTTTCAGGAACATAAGAAGCAACATGCTGTCTGTCCTCTTCAAAAGCAAAATGAATTAATCTTACTTGCTCGATCTTATATTTACTAAAGTTACTCATATTAATTACCTCTCAATTTAAGTTTAACATTTTTGTACAAGTGAGTAACATCTTTTACTTCACCAGGTAGTTTCTGATCAGCAGTAAATCTTAATTCAAAAGAATTCTGCATTGGTTTTTTGTAAAGCCTAACATTTGGATGTGCTTTACAAATACTAAATTTAATAAAATTATTTCTCTTCATTATTCTCTCCTCGTAAGTTTCATCCATCTGGGAATCATCAGTCAAGCTAATGCTCAATACTTAATTAGATGTTTTTGGATTCAAATAAACTTCTGGTGGTTAGTCCTAAGACCCGCAATGTTAGCGTACAATACCCACTTTAAAGTTTAAGCTACTACCCAAAAACTAAAACACTTAATCGTGTGGTTGCTTATTTGCCTATGCGAGGAACAATTTTCAGATCCGTAGGTTTTAATGCATTTCAAGATTTCCATCTAACCTGGTTTTTTATGTTTTTAAAGTAGTAGAACCTTAACTAATACTTAACGATGAAATCAATATACAGATGTAAAACTAATATACAATAGTTAATTTACTATTTGACCCATTATGAGCACTGTTATTATACACCATATATTAACTACTTATTAA